CGCGGCGACACGACGTTCAGGGGAGCGGCGATCGTCGCGATATTGCTGCCGTCGAGATAAAGCAGGTCGACATACGCGCTGCCGTCCGCCTTCACCTGCTGGATGGCCGACGCGTTGTTCTTTGAGAACTTCACGGCCAGCGGTGCCGCGGTGGTGCCGATGATGACGGCCGCACTGGCGGTGTTCACCTGCACCTGCGCGACGCCGGCCTTGGAGCTCACGATGAAGCGGTCGCCCGTGAACTGGACCCCGATGTCGCTCGCGTCGTGGGCCATGAAGAAGCCCATCGGCCTGAACGTGGTGGCGCCGTCTGACGTCACCCCCTGCAGGTGGAACTCCTGCCCGAAGGAGGCCCCTCCCCAGAACTTGCTCTCAAACGACAGCGAGAATGCCGGCTTCGCAGTGTCCGTCCGCCCGACCCCACCGGACAGCGGTCCCAGGTTTGGACCGATGTGCCATGTGTCGTCGATGTAGTTCTCCTGCCCCACTGGACCGTTCGTGAACCTCACGGGCTGATACAGGGTTCCGAACTTGACGCCACCGATATTGCCGGCGGCCGTGCCTACCATGCCTGTGACCGTGGGATCATGCTGGGACGCAAGCACCGCCGTGGCCCCGTCTGTTTTCGCCGTGACGAGCGTGCCCGTCAGCGTCGGCGTATTGCTCCAGGACGGCGCGGCCCCGACGCCACCCGAGATGAGCACCGAGCCGACGGCCACGGCCGCCAGCGGTGACAGCGCCGTGACGCCGCTCGCGTACGGCAGGGCGCCGACCGTATACACGGCGAGTCCGGTCCCGCCCTTCGCGACGCCGAGCGTGCCGAAGACCGGCTCATAGACGCCGGCGTGCAAATGATCGCCAGCCGCGACGGCGCCAGCGCCGGTGCCCACGTTCAGCGCCGCACTGTCGCCGAGCACCGGCAAGCCTGACAACGACGAGTAGGCCAACTGCGGGATGTCGGCCGCGAGCAATGGACGGAAGACCGGGATCTCATCGTCCCCGTCGCTGACGAGGAATCCCGCCTCAGACGGCAGCCAGGACAGCCCGTCCACCGCATCGGTGTCGCGCATCGCCAGCGCGCCCAACGCGCCGCCGTCGAACACGTGCGTCGGCTCGGTCTCGTAGTCGGTGTCGGGTGAGCCCCAATTCGACGGACGCAACTTACCGACCGCAGCCGGATCGTCAGCGACGTCAACTTCGAAGCCGTGCTTGAGACTCACTGGATCCAGCCTCCCTGGATCCAGGACGTCGGAACCGGCGGCTCCTCTTGCGGATCCGGGACCACTACCACCCGGAGACAGTCGGCCTCGACCACCTCGAAGCCATCCACCCGCCAGCGCAGCACGTCCCCGTCGGCCGTCTCCGGCGCCAGGATCGCCGTGCCCTTCGGCACGCTGGGCACCTCCGCCCGCTTGAGCGCCAGGACCCGCACCATCTCGCGACGCTGCAGGTCCCCATAGCCAGGGCGGCCCTCGGTCGTCGACGTCACCCAGACCCCGGACGTCTCGATCGAGTCAGCGCCCGGCGGCCTCACGGTCGCCGGGACGCTGAACGCGTCGAAGATGGGGTCCAGATCGACTTCAAACGCCATGGTCGCCTCGGGTGCGCCTTACGTGCCGAGCGTGACTTTGACGACCGCGCGCGGCCGCGTGTTGATCGCCAGCGGGTTGCTCTGCGAGTGGACCTTGGCCCACCGCTGCAACTCGGGGTCGGTCGCGATCTTCGAGTAGACCGGGAGGCCGATGGTGTTCACGGTCTCCATGAAGTCCGCCGGCGCGAAGTAGGTGGCGAAGATGTCCGTGCCTTCCGGGACGACGAACGCCTGCTCGGTGGGAATGAACTCGGTGCTGCCCACACGGCCGCGGTAGTTCTCCCAGGTGATCCCGCCGTACTCGAAGCCGGCGCGGAGGTCGGTGCGCAGCAGCCGGCTCTCCTGGTACTGCAGCGAGGTCGTGACGCTCGCCGCGGCGATCAACTCGTCGAAGAACGCGTCGCCGCAGAACGCGCGGTAGCCGCTGACCGGCTCGGCGCCGAGCTCGGTTTCGATCAGCCGCTGGATCTCGATCGCCTGCTGGCGGATGTTGCCGTCCAGATCCAGGATGACGCTCTGCTGCGCGACCCCGAACTCGTCGAACAGGTCGAACATCACCGAGCCGTCGGGTTCAAGGATCAGGCCCTTGATGGCGCCGACGCGCAAGTGCTCGAGGGTGACCTCGTGCATCGCGCGCAGCGTCGTCAGGCGCTCGTTGACGATCGCCTGTACCGACTCCACGGCGTTCTCCGAGCCGAACGCGCGCACGTTCTGGACCTCGTCGGCCATGATCGTGCTGTCGCGCTCGAGGTGCGGCAGCACGAAGGCGCGCGCGGTGCGCCGCGACGGGCCGAGCTGACTGGCCGGGCCGCCGCGCGGGCTGCTCTGGATGAGCGTGAGCACGCCGTCCTTCTGCTCGACCACCGCCGTGGTCGTGGTGATGCCACGCTCGCGGAACAGGCCGAGGGTGCCGATGCGGCCGGGCTTGTACGGCCGCTTGATGATCGCGTCGGTCAGCGACACAACGCTGAACGCATCGTCCTTGAAAACGTCGAGCATGGGCATCGGTCTGTCTCCTGTGAATCTGTGAATCCGGGTTTCGTGGGGTGGCGGGCGCGCGCTATTGCGCGGGCCGCGCCTTGATGCCGAGGGTCCGCAGATCCGCCAGGCCGGCATCGCTGTCGGCCCCGTCCGCCCAGATCAGATCCGCCTCACGCACTTCCGCGCAGTAGTTGACGATGGCCGACTCGACGTCCAGCGCGCCGTCGGTGTCGTTCACGGCGGCGCCGTAGAGGATCCCCGCCGCGGTCTCGCCGCCGTCCGACAAGGTGTCGTCGAACTGGACGTATTTGCCGGAGGACCCGATCTTGCCGAGCACGGTCCCAGGCTGCAGGGTCGAGTTGGCCGGCACGGTGACCGTGACGGTGTCGCGGCTGATGGTGCCGGGCGCCTGCGCGACCATGAAACCGCCGGTATGCGCGGTCTCCGTGAGCACGCCCATCAGGAGCGGCGCGGCCAGGAAGGACTGCGGATGGAACTGCGCCGCGATCGCGAGCGCCACCAGGGCGAGCGCGGGGCGGAACAGCGGGTGACGAGCGAGCGCGCCCACGAAGGAGAGCAGCGCCCCAACCAGGGCCGGCAGACGGAAGCGGGAGATGAGTGAGGTCATGGAACTGGCTACTCCTTGTGGTTGTGCCCGTTGCGGGCGGCATAGACCGCGGCGACGTCAATCCGCGTCTTGGGTCGAGAACCGTGCGAGGGGTCGAGGTTGCCGTCGATCTCGATCTGATCGAGCTTGGCGGTCACGATGGTGAGCTGCGCGCGGATCGCTGCCGGCGTCATCGCGCCGGCGATGTAGTCGGCCGCGAGCTCCGGCAGCTTGGCCTTCGCGCACAGCGCGGCGATCTCGACGGACCGAGCAGCCGCGACCGCGCGCGATTCCTTGGCCTCGGCGATCGCGGCCTGGACCGCGTCGATGGGGGCGCCGGCCGCGATCAGTCCTTCCGCGAGGTCGGAGACCTCACCTTCGCGGCAGAGCCGCAGGACATCCACGGCCGACGCCGCAACCGGCGCGGGCGCCGGAGGCACGGGCGGCGCCGGCGGCGGCGCCAGGAGCGCCTCCACCCGGGCCTTGAACTGCTCGGGGATCGTCAGCTTGGCCATCGCGCGCGCGTCGAGACTGGCGGCGGCCTTCAACCCCTCGACCTTTTCGGTGGCGAAGCCGTTGGCGATCGCCTGGTCGGCGTCCATCCAGGTCTCCGCGACGAGCAGCGCGCGAATCTCGTCTTCGGAGAGCGAGGAATGCCACTGGTAGGTGGGCACGAGACTGGCGTCCCGGATCGTGTCGAGGCTGTCGGCCGTCTTCCGCATCTCGGCCGAGTTGCCGAGCGCCCGCGTCCACGGCTCGTGCACCATAATCAGCCCGTTGTCGGCGATCACGATGCGCTCGCCGGCCATGACCACGATCGACGCGACGCTGGCGGCGATGCCGTCGACGTAGGTCGTCACCGTCCGGCCTTTCGACCGCGCCTGGTCACGCAGGGCATTGGCGATCGCCACCCCGTCGAACACGTCGCCGCCCAGCGAATTGACGTGCACCTCGATCGCGGTCACCGTCGCCGGCAGCGCGGCGAGATCGGCCATGAACTGCTTGGCCGACACGGCGGTGTCATCCCACCACGACTGGCCGATGTCGCTGTAGATGAACAACTCCGCGATCGTCGGATCGTCGGCCGCGTTCTGAAATCGGTACCATCCACGGGGCGTGGTCATGCTGAGGCTCCCGTCTGTTTGTGATCCGCGGACGCCATCGGGCGCGCGGGGGGAAAGAGAGGTTCGTCTTCCGGGTCGGCCGCCGCGCCGCGCCGCCCGGTGGCCGCCTTGCGTCCATCAGAGTCGTAGGAGAGGCCCAGGTCGTCGGCCCGCTTGTTGTCCGCCTCCTGCTCGGCGTCGATCGCTTCCGCGTCCTCGCCGTTCTCGGCGACGACTGCCTGGCGCGACGTGAAGCCATTGCGGATGGCTTCCTTCTGCGCCTCGACGTCCTGCACCGGATGGATGTAGGGCCACTTGGGCGGCATCCACTTCACGGCGGCCCACGGCTCCGGATCCTCGAGATAGGCCGCCGGAATCGGCAGCGCCCCGGAGAGAAACGCCCGAAACAGCCAGGCGCGGAAGATGGGCCGGCAGAACTGGAAGGCGAGAATCTGATGCTGCGACGCCTGAATCTGCCGGCGGAACTCGTTGACGATCACCCGCATGGTGCGATCGTTCAACCCCCGCATGTCGCCAGTCACGACCTCGTAGGGGACGCCGGCGGAGACACAGGCGGCCGACAACTGAACCCGCATGAAATCGGCGTAGCCGTTCCCGGCGTCGGGCGGCTTGGAGAACTCCATGCTCTCCCCAGGCGCCAGCTCCTGCGTCGTCCCCGGCTCCATGCTGATCGTCGGCGGCTCGGCGCCGACGATCGGCTGCCCGGTCATCGGATGAATCGCGCCTTCATCGCCCGTTGCGTTCGGGCGGGTGATGTAGGCGACGATCATGTTCGCGAGCTGCTGCCGCAGCAGCGTCGCATCGTCGTACTTGTCGAGCTCGTAGAGCTTGATGAGGGCCTGCGTCAGGCGCGGGAGCCCGCGGAGCTGGCCGGGCCGCAGCGGGTTATAGAGCGGACAGACCACGTCCGCGGACACGCGGCGCATGTTCCCCAGGTCGTAGTCCTGCAGGTCCCCCGGACGCGAGGAGTAGAAGTAGTAGGCGACCCGCCGGCCAATCCGGTCGAATTCAATGCCCCCGCGGACGCGGTTGCCGTTCGGCAGGACCGCGTTGTAGGTGTGCGGGCACATCTCCGATTCGAGGAGCTGGACTTGAATCGGGACCGA